CGCCTCGCGCCATGCCTCAAGTTCTTCTAGGGGCATTTCAGGCAATTCTCGCGCGAAGCCGTACTGGGAAAGAGCCCCTACCACAGTTGGCGCAGCTATTGGCGCGGTAGCCGCTGCGCCGCCTGCTAATTTTGTCAATGTGGCCCAAACCGCCGTGCCACTCAATAACTTGGCGGCAATCAAGATATTGGTAAGCATTTGCAGGAACTCGCCCGCTTTGCTCGTTATTGTGCCAAGCCCTATAGCGACTGCTCCTAACTGCAAGCCCTTCTCAATATACCCTGGATGGGCTGCTAGGTAATCGGCCATATCTCGGATAACATCAGCGAACTTTTCTAGTGGCCCAATGCCTTCTTCAAAGACAATCCTGCCGATGTCTGTTATGGCATTTTTCCACCTGTTAGCCAGCATGTTGGCTCTAGCAGCATCGCCCTCAACCCACTGCGCCACAGATTGTGTCCACAGATCAATTGAATTCTGAATGGTCTGCGGCATTCCAGTGATTTCTGCTTCCAGTTCATTCCAAAGTAAAACTTCCTCATCAATAATCCCCTGCTTTTCTTTGAACTGAGCACGGAGAGCGTTGATGTCGTGCTCTCTTGCGATTCTCTGCTCCTTGATGAGCGTGGTTACGAAGGAAATGGCGTTAGCAGTGAAGATAGAATCAAGGGCCTGTGCGCGTTCTGCTTCTGACAAGTCTTCAGTAGCTGCTGTTAGTAAGTCAATGACTTCAAAGAAGTCACGGAATGCACCTTCGGGGAACAGCATCTCACGCCAGCCAATACCTAGCAAGTCTTTTAATGCTTGCTCTGCCTCCTTGCTAGGGTCTCGTAGACTCCTGAGCATCATGCGGAAGGCGCGGCCCGCCATGCTTGCTTTGATATTAGCATCCGCCACAGCGCCTAGAACTGTAGTAACCTCTTCCAGTTCCATGCCCATGTCGGCAGCGATAGGCCCAACAAACTTGAGGGCCTGTCCCATGTCGCTGACGTTAGCGAAGGTTTTAGCTGCTTCGTAGTTCAAATCAGCCACAATCTCACTAACGTCTGACATGTCCCTGCCAAACTCTTTGGCAGCAGCGCCTACAAATTGTACAGTCTGGGCAGCATCCACGTTGTTGATAGCTGCCAAGCGCATGATTTCAGTAGTGGCCTCAATGGATAAGTTTAGCTGTTCCGAGGTGTTGATGGCTTCACCTGTGCCTGCCACCCACACACGCAGCGTTTCGAGGATTTCGTTGGCGTCAAATGCGCCGAGGACTTCAGAGGTGGCCTGCACAGAATCCCTGAGTTCGCCCTGCATCTGAATGGGCAGTTCCATAGCAATGCCCGCTCTGGTAGCTGCGTCTGCGAACTCAACGTACTGTTCAGCCATGCCTTGCATAGAACTAATAATCTGCTGCCCGTACCGCGTAAAGTCACGCCCAGCAGATTGTAGACCATAGCTCAACCTGCGAAGCCCGAAGTATTGAATCTCTGCTTGCTGGACGGCAGCGGCGAACTGTTCTATCCAAGGGAGTTGGACAGTTGGTTGCGCGGTAGGGGCCTTGGCTGTCGTGGTACGCAGTTTGTCAATTTCAGCACGCAGCCGCGCTATTTCGCTACGTGCTTGGGCAGCACGAGCTTCAAAATCAAATATGTATTTCGTGGTATAGTCTGGCATTATAGATTCTCTTCTACCACTCTGCGAAGCCGTTCTCCTAATTCCGCAGCGAATCGCATCTCAGCATCCCCAACAGGCCACATGGGACGGGCTGGCATATCATCTCTACCTGTTTGTAACTCTTCAAAGCGGGGATCGGTAGTTCCCAGTTTCCCCGTATAGTGCCCTGGCCCGACACGCCCCCTTTCTACAACGTGGCCAGGGGAACCCTCGTCCACTAAGGCATCTAGTAAAGAGCCCGTTCTATAAAGAATTGGGTGTTCAGACGGGAATCCTAATTGCGCACGCTCTCGCCTAGTCCTCTCAGCCAGCGGTGCCCATGCTTGCCCACCGATAATCCCTGACATTCCTTCCCCTCGGAAGATGTCTGCGATAACATCGTGTGCAAAATCAATCGCCGCATTCACTAACATCGGGCCAAGCCTGTCTGACAATTTCTCCAGCCTGTCAAACAGCTCGTTGAATGCGGCAACAGATTCAGGTGCTGGTCTGATTATTAGTTCCATTACTCTCTCATGCGCTGTTTCGGGGCTGCTTTCATCATCTCTTCTACCCTGCCCTTTCTCCAAGAGATAACAAGCAAGTCCTCAAAGAGCCATGCGGGTTGGTCTAGCAGACCTCCTTCACAGGGAAGGTGTTCCCAACCAGTTTGTTCAAGCAGCTTCCAGACTTCAAACGAGATTTCTAAGTCGTTCAAGTCCCATTCTGGCTCGTCTTCTGGCTCTCTGGCTTTGATCCAGGTGATGAGCTTTCTGTCGAGGCCGAGTTGTCGCTCGGCCCTTCCGCTTCCCCCGATTCATCTTCCTCCCTTGGGCTTGGTAGCCAGTGAGGATTGACCTCATACGTGGATTCCTGCCATAGCATAATCAAGGCTTCTGGCAGTTCGAGGAATTCGTCGAAGGACAATTCGGTGGAAAGCTGCTGCTTCTCTTTGTCCAAGTTGCGGATTTCGACAGTTGCGCCAAGGCAGTCAGGCAGGGCGCGGAAGGCAGTCCACATCATCAGTGGATCGCTCTGCACTTCCGCATCTCTAGCCTTCATCTGCGCTTTCTCCCTAGAGTACATCTTCGTTCTCACAAAGCTCTGCCTCAAGGTAGCTTGGCGCACTACGATTTCAACGTCGTAACTATCGTCTTTGTAGACGATGGTTCGCTCTCTCATGCTCCCCCCTTATTGTGTCTATTCGTATTCGTATTCGACGAGTAGCTTGGCACCACTTGTCGGCGCAACCAGCATCGTCAGCACACTAGTTACCCTAGTCCAGTGGGTCGTCTCGTGCTGCACCACACCATCTAAGGTGATGTTGAAGATGCCGCTCTCGTAAGGCGTCTGCGACAAGTTAAAGATGGTGTTAGCGCCGTCCCCTGAAAATGCGTCCAGCATGAACTTCTCGTCTGTAACGATCTTCAGGAACTCTGCTGAGGTACACCCGTGCGTTGCATTAGTGAAGGCAGCTCCTAGCTCCGTCACCGTTGCGTCGTTGGCGATAACGCTGTAGATGTCCTCCTGCACCGTCTGGTATTCCATCGTAGATGGGCGAACGAAGGCGATGGCGTTGAGAATAAAGTAGGTTTCCCATTTTTTGTTCCCAAACGCCGCCAACGATTCGTCTGCCTCGATAACTTGTCTGCAACCCCACATTACAAGCGGGGGCTCCTCACCCTGTTTGTTCGTGCCAAATGCGATCTTCCTGCGGTTTGGGCTGCCCCACATGCTGGTTCCCGAAACCAAGACAATCAACGGGATGTTGTTCTTGGACACTCTCAGCTCGCCCGAACTGTTCTCAGTCGGGGGCAGCGTCCAGGTGTAGTACACCCTGTCATCGCCGGCTACGGGAATGCGCACTGGATCAGGAACGGTGATGGTCAGCGCCGTGGCTCCCTCTGCTCTCAGTCCGTTGTATGCCGTTGCAACTGCCTGCGCTGCTGGAACGTCTAGCGTCCCATCACTGTCTCTCAGCCCAACCCGTACATGCCGTAGGCCGATGCCTGAAGTTATTTCGTTAGCTCCCATTAGTGTTTCCTCCTAAAGTCTTGTACTGGCTTCTGTCGTTTTAGTTTCATGCTTACCCCCTTGCGTACTGTACGATATTCCTGAATCGCAGCACTTCGTACTCTATGTCAAAAATCCTGTCCCAACGGTGGCCCGCACGTCCTACAAAATAGGTTGCTACGTGCGCTACACCAATCCCTGCTGTCATTTGTTGGTCAAAGTCCTCTGCCAATAAGTTCAACAGCTCCAGTTTGCAGCGCCGAAGGTTCCTGTACCCCCTATCCCTATCGTAGATTCGCACATTGACGAATTGGTTCTTGTGGAATCTGTCTATCTCTTCCTCGCCCGCATCCTGCACTGCTATCGCTAATGCTTTGTTCATGTCGCCAGCGGCTCTTCTTGCTTCAATGGCCGCCATGATGATTTCTTCCGTCAAATCCCCTGCTTCTAGGATGTTAGCATCTGCGCCTTGCACTAAGCCTCTTAATGTAGCCGCGTCAGAGTGGGTCTTCAGGTATGTCCAGATGACTTCGGCCATGTCACTACCCGCCATGTTCCACCTCGCTTCCCAAGGCGAAATTCATGGTGACGAAATTGCCACACCTGTTGCAAGAAATGGTTAGCTGGCTCTTGTATGGCATAAAGTCTACGTGCAAATCAGTTGAGCGGCATTGCGGGTTAGCGCACATGAACTTGTTTTGCCACCACGTAGAGGACGGCTTGATGAACGAGCCTTCTGGAAACTCAAGCCTGCCGCTCATCTATGATTACCTCTTGCTTGTAGGCGTACTGGTGGGCATTGAAAACCACGAACGCCCTCTCAAAACTCGTGCTGTCTTGTACCGCCCTCACTTCGTCCCCCCTTCTCAGTTTCGCCACGTTCCATTCTGTGAGTAGAACCCAACCGTAGCGCGATTCTCCCCTCTCTCCACCCATCGCCGTTGGATTTAGAGCCAGAACCCCTCTGGATACTGCTGGCGTTATGCGACCTGTGAAGCTCCAAGTAATCTCGGCATCATCTCCCGTCCTGCCCTTGCGGTAGACCGTCACCGTCCAAGGGTCATCGTCTATGATTCTCTTGGTGTCCCTGCGCATAACGGTCAGGTTCTGGGCCATTAGACTGCCACCGCTGCGCCAGAGTATTTCTGAACGCACTCGGCTCTCAGGGATTTCACTGTTTCATCAATGTTCCCTGGCAGCCACCTCTTAACCTGTCTCTGCAACCCCTCAGCATAGTCTGGCTCTACCGCGAACTCTACTCTCTTCCCCTTGATGATCTCAGCCATCGCCAAATCTGCGATGATGTCCAAGTCCTCATCAGGGATAGTTGCATAGGTTGTCCCACCCGTTAAGGCATGAACCGAGCCGTAGGTCACATACACCGTAGTTGACGAGGCCCCTGGCACGGGCCATAGGGCTATCTGCCCGTTCTCTATCTCCCACTGGCCTCGGACTCTGTTAATGTGCTCTGATTGCTTGATGTCCTCGATCACTCTTTCCGAGATGAGATCGTAGGATGCTGGCCGCTGGTAGATTGTCTCGTATTCCTGCTTGGCGCTCAGTTCAAACGTCATCCCGCCAGTAGGCCAGTAGTCCACGTCCAGAACCATCTCTCGAATGCAGTCAGAAGGCAAATCGTACAGCTTCTGGTCTTTCACCGTATCAAAGTTAGTAGACTTCATGTACGGGTTATAGCGGCTGTAGAACTTCACCGCTGTCGCAATGTACCGTTTCATCTTCGCTTCGGCTATGGTTTCTGTCGTATATTTATCTTCAATGGCGGTGATAATGTCAGCTACTAGCATTGACTATCTCCCGTTGCTCTGGCCATTCCATGTATTGCCTGTTTCTCATTTCTTGGCGCTTGCTCGTCTTGTGATGCAACAGCTTGTACTCTTTTGGCGCGAACGCTCTGCGAGCCTCTTGCGGCACTATCGTTTCGTGAATGCGCCCCACAAAGCGCATCTGCCGCCTGAATAGCCTGTGCTGCCACTCATACGTCTGCTCACCTATTGGCTGCCCATCTATCCAGTTCTCACGCCACACAGATATGCAGTCCACTCGGCTCGCTCTTTCTGAAACCAAGAACTGGTGAAACCATTTCAGCAAGCCCTCTTCGGGCCATTCGTCAGCATCCACTTGTAGCACCCACGGCTGAATCATTTGCGCCAAGCCATAGTTTCGCGCTGCCGCAAAGTCGTGGTTCAGCGTGTAGGGCAGTGCCGTTGCCCCGTAAGAGCGGGCGATGTGCCCCGTCCTGTCCACCGTCCTGTCATCTACTATGATGACCATCTCTGCCACATGCGGTTTGATGTAGTTCAGCAGTCTTGGCAACAAAACTTCTTCGTTCCACACCAGCATGTGCAGGCCGATCATACGGTGGGCTCTCCCCTAACAACTTTGCCATCAGGCCGCTCCCAAGGGTTAGGATGCCAAGTATCATCTATCATCGTGCCCCGTTGTTCAGATTGCCGGACAGTTGTGGCTCTCATCCCCTGGTCTATGTTGATTACCCTCGTCCAGATGTACCGCCTCTTGTGCCCATAGTAGTGCATGTCATACTCAAAATCCTCCAGCATGTCCTGCCAGCGGTCACGCCTTCTCAGCCTGGCGTTTTTACTGAAGGCATTCGGGTAATGCACGGTCGGCACGCTGAACCACACTTCGGGACTCGTCCTGAGCATGGCCCTTAGAACCAACTCTATCTCATGCCTGCGGTAGTCCTGTAGGATGCCCTGGGATACACACGCATCAGCTTCTAATCCCAGCTTGTCCAGTTCCCACAGCGGTTGTTCAATGATATTGATGGGCAGGTTATACTTCCGCAACTTCCTGGCTACTTTAGCCTTCTGCCCTGGCTCTACGATGCCCGTCACCTCGTAGCCATTCTGGTGAAGCCACGCGTACAGCACGCCCTCTCCCACACCAACGTCTATGACTTTGCCTGTTGGGACTCTTTGCTGGAACTGCTCGTAGAACGTGCCGTGGCCCTCCCAGCTTTTCCTGGCTATCGTCTCAGAAGCGCGTATTCTGCGTTTCTTAGGCTTATCTGGCTCTACTTGTTCTAGTATGGTTATGAGCTTCTTGGCGGCTGCATCTGCTCCGTGGTTCTCTATGAACCACAGCGCCCCTTTGTGGGCCTTGTCATAGGCTGCCTGCCGATTGTGGTACATCCACCGCATGGTCTCTATTACATAGTCCCAATCAGGGATGCGCCATATGCCACCCAAGGGGCTTTCTTCTTCTTTAGCCACAGGGATGGGCCAGTTGTAGCGTTCATCTGCAAAATCCACCATGCCTGTATGGTTGGTGAACATTACAGGACACCCACAGGCCATCGCTTCTCTCGGTGGCATCCCAAACCCCTCGCCTTTGGATGGAAAAACGTACACATCTACGGTGTCTGTGAGCCAGCCTCTCATGCGAGTGTGCAGCCAGTTCTGGTTGATAATCTGGATACGTCTATCTGCTGGCTGCGTGATCTGCGTTTGTTGGCCAAAGCCCATGATGCCCAGCCTGGTTTTCAGTTGCAGGCGCACATCTTGCTCTGTCGGGAACGCCTTCTTGAACGCATCCATAAGTTCCAGGGGCGCTTTCCGTCCTGTTAAGGTTCCGTGCAACCCAAAGGTAAACGGGCGGCTTGTCACCCGCTTCCGTTTTGCCTGATAGTAGAAAGGGTTCACCGCTAAGGGGACAACTTTGATGGGGGCTTTGACGAACTTCCCGAAAATCTGCTTAGAGTGCTCACTGGGCACAATGAGCATGTCTAAAACACTGCAATCGTGCCTCCACTCTGGCAGGTTCTCCAACGGGTTGTCTGTCTCGTACATCGTCAAGCCGATTTTGTACGGGGTGGGGAGCTTCCTGAACTCCCCTGCCGTGGCCATACAGATGCCTACTTTCATAGGCGCAGGATGCGGTGTCTGTAGCATCTTCACCGTATCCATCTGCAAGCCGTACATGCTGGCGAACCAGCAGGCGGCGGCGTGTACGTGGACGCCCTGACGCACAAGCGCCAACACCATGTTCTCAGCAGCGGTGGCATAACCATCCGCTAGAGAAAAGGGACTCATCCAGAAGATGTGCATACCATCAGATTCTTTCCATAGATGGCCCTGCATCTGGTCTGGCTGCCTGATGTCCGCCTTCCTCATACGCCAAAAACGCATGGCAACTTCGTAAGGCAGATCAGTCCATTCACCGAGCGGCATGGGCGGCAACACCGTGCCGCTCGCTGAATCAACTTGCGTCCTTCCAGTGCTGTTACGCACTTCCATCGTCCCCCCCGTTTTGTATGTGTTTAGGCCGCGATAGACAAGGTGCTGAACAACTGCGGAACAACTAATTTCTTAGCGTAGCGCGTCCGCACGTTTCTTGACCATTTATCGGTATTCAGGTAGGCCCCTGGTAGCGTTGCGTCGTTATAGGGTAGGTACTCCGCGTAGACCTTGGGCATCGGCATCAAGGGGATGTACGGCGCATACACATAACCTGTGTCAGTCTGTGAGCGCGGGTACACGCCCATGATAGCCCTGTCCTGGTTGATATAGCTGGTGAGATATACATCCCAGAAGCCCGTCAACCGGCCTACGTTCTCCACACCTACTGTGAACGGGTCATACGGCTGGTTCCGTGGCGCAGGTTGGAACTCCTGCATCTTGCGGATGAACCGCACAACTCGCCTGCCTGCAACGATCCAGTCTGCCCTGCGGTAACGCTGCGCGTAGATCAAGTCCTCTGCGTCAATCAGGGCGTGTCCGAGTGTCTGATAGTAGTCTTTCGCGCTGGTGTACGCTGCGGGCACAGTCCATGCCCAGTTCACGTTGCCAGCTTGCGCCCATAGCAAGATTTCTGCCAGGATGATCTGGTCTATTTCGTGGAGGATTTCGAGCGACATCTGAGTAACCAGCTCGTTCTCCACGTCAATGTTCAGAGCACCCCTCGCGTCCTCTTCGATCTCGGTTGACCAAGATGCGCCGAGAATCTTCTTGTCGGCAGTCACTGACTGCTTCTCGATTTGCATCTTGACACGCTTTGGCACAGCGTTCTCTTCAGACTGTGCGTAGTCGCTGTCGGGCGTCACCAAGTTGACGTTCGCTGCATCCTCCCGCAGAAAGTCCTGGTAGAACACGTTCATGACTCCACCCGAACTCATAGGCATCGGCTGAACGCTGGCGATCTTGAACGCTACGAGGTTCGGCCACACCTTCCTGATGATCGGCAACGAGTACACTTCCGGCAGCGTCACGTCTGTCTTGGTCGTGGCCTCCAGCGTTGCTTCCCGCTGATTCTGGAAAAGCATGGCCATAACGCCCCAATGTTTCTTAGGAATAGGGGTTAGTGCCTGCTTCTTGGTGCCTTCCAGAAGCCACTGCCATTCGTCAATGAGCGCCTCCATGTACTTGCGCTGCTCTTCCTTCCAGGTATCGTAGGCATCGCCCTTCTGCAAGATTATCTGTGATCCTACTCTCTTCATCATGTCCTCCTAAGCTGCCAAGCCCAAGATTTTCTTGCGCTCTTCGGTCAGCGGCTCATCATCGTCGTCATCATCTTCAATCCGTGCCTTGCCTTTCGGCTCACCGTCACCGATTCCTGCCAGAGCGACGGTCATCGCCTTGTGCTTTTCTTCCGTCAAGAACTTGGCAATGTCCTCTTCCTTCTCCACCTTCTCTGACAGTCCCTCGTACACGGCTTGAGCAATGCTCCCGATGTGGGCTGCTTCCGCGACTTTGACTTTCAGCTCAAGCTCTTTGAGCTTGCCCTCTGCTTCCGAAAGTTTCTCGGTGTCCGCAACCAAAGCACCCTTCTCTTCGGTTAGCGTTGCGACAGCAGAAGTAAGCTCTTCGAGCTTGCCCTGTGCTTGTTCCTGCGCGGCGGCTACGACAGTTGCCGCATACTCGTCCAGAAGCCCCTTGCAGTTCTCAAGCAAGTCCTCTAGTGTTACTTCCTCCCAATCCATGTCTTCTTCCTCCCATACTGGTGCTTCTTCTAAAATTCGTCTTACGCCTGCGCCCTCAATGCCAGGGTTATCAGTGAAATCAATCCCAGCGAGTACGGCAGTCACCATGTCCTGAACTTCCTTGCCGTCCAGTTCCCTGACGACACTCTCCCACTTATCCGCCCGTATTGAGTTTGCAAGCATTACTTCTGTCCTGATGAGGGTCATCATGTCTTTGCCCTCAGTTGTTGGCACAATCAGCCCGTGATAGCAAATCTCATTGCCCTCTCTGTAAAGGGGGTCTGCCACCTTTCCTACAGGCAAGCCTGTCGGCATCTGCATGAATCCACCAACGGCCTTTCCGTGCCGACTGAAAATAGTTACCGTGCCGCCACCCTCCATAAACTTGTTTGTGTTTTCCATGCAGCGGTCATTGAACTCTGCTGAGTAGAAGCGGTCATTCTCACTCAACACATTGTCAATCAGTGCCACACCCTTATACTTCAGCCCTGGCTCTTTCTCGCCTTCAAGTTCCACTTCTTCAAGGAATGTGAGCCGCTGGCTGGAGGCGTACAAGACGCCGGATTCCTCACCATGAATAGACAGGTCTTTGTCAATGGTAATGCCCTTGGGCTTGTCGCGCCTGAGCTTGGCTAATACTTGCTCTCGGCTCGGCCCGCCCTTGTAGGACTTTAGTGCCCGTGCTGAACCTGGATTTGCGGCAGCAATCCAAGCGGCCCTCCAGCCCCTGGCGTTGACCTTGCCGTGAATCTTGTAGGGGAGCTTCCTGTGCTCACCCTTGTTCATCTTCTCTTTCTGTTCTCGACTAGCACTCCTATAGGCGTTGGAGACCCAAGCAAAATCTCCATCATCTAATGTGTTCTGCGAGACAGACAACCACCCTTCCTGCATGGTTTCCTCCTTGTGCCACACCCCCTTATCGTCCTTCCTGTATCCCGCTTTTCGTAGGGCCTTCCCCATTACGCTGTAAGCTGCTTTGTATGCTCGCGCCTCACTGCCCGTTTCATCGTACACGCTGTTCCACGTATGGTTGAACATGCGGATGTACTTGGCAGGTATCCCCTTGCCTTTTAACCTATCAGGAACTTCGTCTGGGCCAAACGGCATCTTACTTCTCTCTGTTGCTCTTTATCGCCACCTCAATGGCGGTCAGGCGGTTCGTAACCTCTAGTTTGAAAGCGTTCAGAGCATCCTTGAAGCCCTTTATTTCCGTTTCAACACAGTCCTCGGTATTCTTCATGCGCTCTGTAAGAGTTTCTAGCCGCCTGGTCACGTATTGGTGAGAAGCAATCAGGGCTGAGAAGACCGCTATCACTACTGCCACATCAAACCCGCTCATTGTCCCATCTCCCTCTTCATCTGATCCCATTCTACCTGGGACATTCTCAGGAGCTTACGTGCTATGTAGTCGTTGTTAATAACTTCCTGGCCTTTCAGAATCTCAATGGCATTTGCGTAGTTCAGCAGGGCTTCGCTGTCCTCTAGCCTGTCACTCCAGCTAGGCGTCGGCCAGGAGATGACGTAAGGCACCGTAGTTGGGTCAACGCCCAACATGGCAAGCTGCAAGTCAATCGTGGGCCTTATGCCTTCATAGGTGACGACTGACTGTATCCACCTCAAAAACCTGGCATAGCGCCTGTCCTGCTGGATGAGTGTGGCCTTGGCATTGATGTCCTTCTCTAAGCCCAGGTAAGCCTTCGGCGTCCTCAAGTCCATCAGGAGCTTGGAACGGTAGTATTCAATTGGCCCAAGCTGCATGTAGCCCGTGCTGGATGTGTCCAGCACCTTGGCATCCGTCAGCCCTGGATAAGCCCTCCCCCCGATTTCTTGGAAGCTCTTGCCAATGAAGATGTCCTTGACTACCGATAGCTGCTCGACGCCCTCTACGTCTTTAGCGATACGTCTGGTCTGCAAGCTGCGCTTGAAGTCGTGGATGGCCTTTATCGCCTCTTTAGGCGATTTCCCCGTTACGTCTAGGCTGAACAGCAGTCTAGCAAAAGCGCGGGTAATCCAGTTGATTACCAGGGCCTCTTCCATCGCCTGGAGCTTGCGCCACGAAGTCCTGGCAGTGAACAGCAACGACCTTCCATACGGGTCAGCACCCGACTTGTTCCAGCGGATGTGCAGCATCTCCCAAGGATAGAAGCCAGCTATGAACTGGTTAGTTTTGGGCCACACCTGCTCAAACGCCCAACTTCCTTTAGCTTTGCCTGTTTTCAGCAGCCCGTAATCATCCTCGTTGCGAATCATGCTTTCCACAGGCATGTGCATGAGCCTGACTATGTTGTTGTTACCGTCCCAAATGACTTGCCGAAACTCGTCACCGAACTTCAGCGTTGCTCTGGCGATTTCGTAGGCTTTTTCGTGCCATCGGGTTCTGTCTATAACCCCCTCAATGGCATCCTTCACTGTTTGCGAAACATTCTCTGTGTACGCCACAGAGAATGCTGCCCTGCCGCCCCCTTCGGCGTTGACAGCGTTATCCGCAAGCATGTCCAGAGCCGTGGCCACCTCGTCTACCGTGCCATCCATCTCGTCTACGTCACGGTAGACATCCATTCGTTTCGTGCTTATGGTGAAGAAAGGCTGTACTAGCCTTTCTATCGTCTGTTCGTTCAGGCCAGCTACGGTAGTCTCATCTGCTTTAGGTGGCCTGGGCCAATCGGAACGAGCAATTGCCCTAGCTATCCTTACCCGTAAGCTCTTAACAGGCTGCGGCTCAACAATGTCGTCAAACACAGAACCTCCGAAGGGGAAATAAAAAGCGCCACAGGATAACTCCCGTGGCGCTCTCGTAGGCGCTCTAAGCAGCTATGATTCTGGGCGCTCTATGGCGTCTTATTCAGTTTCTAACTGATTATTATAACATATTATTCGCGTTCTGCCAAATCGTCGTTAGCTATTGGCTCGACGTTTAGCCTGCCGTCCTTCACGTAGAAAAGCACTTTGATGTCACCTTCAAACTTGAACACGCACATGTCTTCGCCAACCCAGCCGATGGAACGAAGGCGCTTGCCGAACACTTGTTCCCATTCAATCTCCATTTTTCACCTCGTATTGGCGCAAGTCTACCATAGTCCTTCGCTCGCCCTTCTTAAACTCCAAGATGTGCCTTCCTCTTTTCAGGCGAGCAAGCAGCTTCCCCGTCGCAGGGTCTCTGATTTCAACCCAATCCTCTTCTAGTGAGTCTCTAGACTCCATCTTGACTTTCCTAGCGATTCAACGATAAGCATGGGCAAATAATTGGCCGAGGGCTGAGGCCAGTCTTTGGGCTTGTTCTCTGGAAGGTAGCAAAAGAATTGCTTTCTCAGTTCTAACCTGTGTTGCCTAGCATGGGCAGGCAGTTTGCTCTCATGGACAGCCCAGAACATTCTGCCACAGGCCCCGCAGATGAACCAGCCAGTGTCTTTCAAGTCTAATTTGTGGGCACAGTCCACATAGGGGCACAGCCCGAAGGTGAGCATGACGTCAGGCATCTTCTGCTCTGATTTTCTCAAAGCGCACTTTGGTTCCAGCAGAGAATTGTGCCAGAATAAAGGGTTCTTCGGAGTGCCACCAGCGCGATAGCAAGATGCTTAACCGAGCCAATTCAGCCGCCGAGATTCGTTCCTCGGCAGGTGGCTGAATTAGTATCACATAGCGACCACCAAATTCAATTCGTTGAACCTGAACCTCAGTATCGCTAGTCATCTGCTTTCTGCTCAAAGTCTAATACCTCCTTAACCCATGCAGATAGCCAGTCTCGCAGTATCTCGCCCAGCCTCGCATCTTCTTCTGCCTTTTTGTCCCGAACAAATTGGCCCTGCATGTGGTCGCCAACTCCAGTCCTTACCAGTTTATAACGATAGAGACCGTCCAGTTCGTAGCTGTAATCAACGTCAGGCATCAATATCCTTTCAGCAGTTCAACTAGCTTATCAAGGAACTCTGCGTATTGCTCCCATTTGCCAACGGTGGCAAGCGTCTCCAGTTCTTCAATGTAGTTCTCACCATAATCTTTTCGCAACCATTTCTTCAGCGCATGGCCCAAGCCAGCATCAACCTCAGCTTCTACAAAACATTTAGTGCAACGCGCAGCAGCCACAATGTCAGCACACTCATCCCTGGCATGTTCACAGGCCCATGTCCACTTTATCTCAGCCATCTTCCACTTCCACTACTTCAGTAAGGTTGTTGAGCACGTCGGTCATAGCGTGGTTCACCGTAGCATCCCATCCAT